GTTACCGCTGGGGTGTTTCGGCCTTTTCGCGCGCAAAGTGATTGATTTCCGGGGTTGTTTGGTTGGCTAGGCAGGATGGGAAAAGATGGGGAACGGAACTGGGTCAAGGTCGCGGCCCTGGCGGCGGTCTTTGGGATCACCCCGCAGAGAATCCACGGGATCATCAAGGAGCTGCCGGCGGAGGCCGTGCGGCTCGCCGTGAAGCGTGGAGAGCCGACTTGGATCAACGGACCGGCGTTTGTGTCGTGGTGGGTGGAGCGAGCGGTGCAGCGGCGGCGGCCGGTGCGTGGAGAGAACGGCGACCCGCTGCTGGTGGGGGAGGGGGGCCCCGCTTCGCCGGCCCTGGAGAAGTACCGGGAGGCCCGGGCGGCACTGGCCGAATTGGAGTTGGGGGAGCGGCGTCGGGATTTGTTGCCGCGATCGGCGGTGCATGAGGTGTTTGGGCGAGTGGCGTTTCGGCTGCGGGACGCGGGCGAGCAACTACAGCGGGAGCATGGGTCGGAGGCACACGAGGTGCTGAACGAGGCCCTGGATGACGCTGAGCGGGAGATGGAGAGCATCTGAGACGGCCCGACTCGACAAGACAACAAGGCAGCAAACAGGGGCACGTAACCTTTACTTTGAGGAGGACCGTCATGGTCAAGGCAGCGTCTCAAAAAATGAGTAACAAGCGGGCAGGCAGGACTACAGGGAGAAAGGCAAATCGTATTGCCGTTCCGCCCGAGAAGTCCACGGCGGCATCAGACGGCAGATCGCAGTCGTCGAAGCAGGCGGAACGGGTGGCAATCCCCGAGATCGACATGGAGCTTGTGCAGATTCCGATTCGAGGGATTGACGGCCCGCTGGTCGTCCACAACTGGTCGGAGAAAGCGATTCGCGACATGCTGGCCAAGCAAATGCAGATTCGCGTTGTGGCGAAACAAGCCAAGAGCCCGGAAGAGGAGTACAAGGCGAGTCTGTACGTTGCTGAGGACGGCAGCTATGGGTTCCCGGCGTGTGCGTTCAAGGCAGCCATGGTTCGCGCGGCCAAGGATCTTGAGGGCTGGGACATGATTACCATGCGTCAACTGGTCTTTGTGGTGCCTGATTGCCGCGAGAATCGGACGATCACCATACCGACGCCGAATGGGCAGAAGCCGTTGATGCACGAGGTGAAGACTGATCTGGTGCGGCTTATCGGCACGCCTCGAATGCGGATGGATTTGGTGCGTCTCCAGAAGCAGACGGCCGACATACGTTTTCGTGGCGAGTTCGACAAGTGGGAGGCGGTGTTGACGATCCGCTATCGGGCCGGTCGGATTCGCGCCCAGGAGATCGCCAATCTGGTCAACCTGGCCGGCACGGTCGGCATTGGGGAAGGGCGGCCCGAAAAGTCCGCAGACATGGGGTGGGGCAGGTTTGAGGTGGATACTGGTAGCACCCGTAATCGGAGGTCGAAGCGATGAAGACGATTGTGGCCAAGTGGAAGCAGAACGCCCGAATCAAGACCAAGCCTGACGTGGCGATGAAGGCATTGGAGGCAATTCGGGAAGAGAAGGGCGAGGGTTTTCGTCCGGCGGATGTGGTCGAGGCGGCGCGGGCGAAGCGGCATCCGTTCCACAAAGAGTTTGAGTGGAACGACGCCGTGGCCGCGCAGGCCCATCGGCTGGAGCGCGCGAAGTACATCATTCGCTCGCTGGAAATCACGGTGTCCTCTGCGAGGAAGGGGCGACCGGAGAGTACCGTCACGCTGCGGAAATACACCTCTCTGGGTACCGGAGTCGAGGACGGGAAGGACAGCAGCTACCGCGAGACGCAGGAGGTGCTTAGCGATGCGGAGTTGCGCAAGCAGGTGTTGCTGAAGATTTGGCGACAGCTCCTGAACCTCAAGCGTCAATACGAGGATTATCAGGAGTTTACGGCGGTATGGGCGGCGGTTGACGCGGCCCAGGAAAAGATGGTCAAGCTCGGGTAGGGCAAGGCTGGCAAGGCTTGGCAGGGCAGGGCGCGGCGAGGCCTGGCTTGGCCTGGCCTGGCAAGGCTGGCACGGCCAGGCGAGGCGTGGCATGGCGCGGCATGGCGCGGCCTGGCCTGGCAAGGCTGGCACGGCCAGGCGAGGCGTGGCATGGCGCGGCCTGGCGCGGCGCGGCATGGCGGGGCGAGGCAGGCGAGGCGCGGCAAGGCGCGGCATGGCGCGGCAAGGCGGGGCGAGGCAGGCGGGGCATGGCGCGGCTTGGCGCGGCGGGGCGCGGCCTGGCGCGGCGGGGCGAGGCAGGCGGGGCATGGCGGGGCGCGGCGGGGCGCGGCATGGCAGGGCAAGGCTGGCGTGGCGGGGCGCGGCAAGGCGCGGCATGGCGGGGCGAGGCAGGCGGGGCCCGGCAAGGCTGGCGCGGCTTGGCGCGGCAAGGCGGGGCGTGGCGGGGCGGGGCGCGGCATGGCGAGCGCGGCAAGGCAGGCAAGGCAATGAATTAGCAAGGCAAGATTAACGGGGGCCGGCGGCGACTCGCCGGCTCGCACGGGCTGTCTCGGCTAGCTACCGAGGGAGCTACCACCTCGCTGCCTGTGGTAGGGGCCGCGCGGGAAACCGCACGGCCCCTTTGTTTTGACACTGTGGCATCGACCCTAGCAACTCCCGACACCCTCCACGAAGAGGCCCGCTATCTGATCCGCGAGGCCCGGGCGCCCAGGCTCCGCACCATGCGGGAGTTCGCCGAGCAGGAGATCGTCCTACCCCGTGACGGCGGCCCCTTCGAGGGCCAGCGGTTGCGTATCCATCGGCAGCCCTTTGCCGGCCTGTGGCTCGACGAGGTGGACCGGGGATGCTGGCCCCGGTTCGCCTCGGTCGGTCCGACTCAGACGGGCAAGACGTTGCTCTGTTTCGTTCTGCCGGTGTTGTATCACCTCTTCGAGATTCGGGAGACGGTGATTCCGGGCGTGCCGGATATGAACATCGCGGACGACAAATGGACGAAGGACTTGCGGCCGGTGATCGAGGCGGCCCCCAACCTGGCCCGGTTCCTGCCGGACCGAGGGCAAGGCAGCAAGAGCGGGCGAGTCAAGTCGAGCGTGACGTTTCGCAACGGGGCCACGATGCGTTTTATGAGCGGGGCCAGCCGCGACGTGGGGCGAGCTTCGTTCACCTCGCGTGTGCTGGCCGTGACCGAGACCGATGCCTTTGACGAATCCGCCGAGAACAGCCGAGAAGCCGACAAACTGACTCAACTTGAGGGGCGGTGTCGGGCTCGGACCCTGATGCAGCGGCGAATCTATCTGGAATGTACCGCCACGATCGAGACGGGGCGCATCTGGCGAGAATATGCCGGCGGCACGGCGAGCCGGATCGTCCTGCCGTGTCCTCTATGCGGCGCGTGGGTTAGCCCCGAACGGGAGCACCTGAAGGGCTGGCAGGAAGCCGAGACTGAACTGGAGGCATACCACAAGGCACATTTCGTCTGTCCGGAGTGTGCGAAACCGTGGTCAGAGGCGGATCGTCGCAAGGCGAACGTCGGCGGCGTGCTGGTCCACAGGGGACAGGAAGTCACGCCAAGCGGCCAGGTGGTCGGCCCCGATCCAAGCACCCTGACGTTCGGCTTCCGCTGGTCGGCCGTCAACAACATGCTCTTGACGGCCGGCGACATCGGCGTTGACGAATGGCTAGCTCGTCGGGCGTCGGACCGCGAAAACGCCGAGAAGAAGCTGTGCCAACAGGTCTGGGCGGTGCCCTATGAGCCGCCGATCATCGAATTGATTCCGCTCGATCGGGAGGCGTTGAAAAAACGTATCACGCGACTCAAAAGGGGCATCGTGCCGGCTGGATGCGTCGGCGTGAGTGTGGGGGTCGACACGGGGAAACGGCGTCTGCACTGGGTGGCGGCGGCCTGGTGCCCGGGCAAGCCGAATCACGTGGTCGAGTACGGGGAGCAGCCCGTGGATTCGGCACAGTTGGGCACGCGAGAGGGACTGATACAGGCCCTTCGTGCTCTGGTGCCTTACTGGGTCTGGCGAGATGAACAGGGGCAGGAGTGGCGCCCGGTGCAGGTCTGGATTGATTCGGGCTACCACGAACATACCGAGGGTGTCTATGCGTTCTGCAGAGAGGCGAACCAGGGCCGGGCGTTCGGCGCGGAGTGGTGCCGGCCGACCAAGGGACACGGCGTCGGCCAGCAGTTCGCGGGCCGATACTACGGGCCTACACAACTCTCGAAGTCAATCCGCTACATTGGACCGGAGTACCATTTCGCGATCCAGCGGAACTCTCAGACAATCCTCGTTCACATCAACGCCGATCACTGGAAGTCGACGGCCCACGAGGTCCTCGCAAAGCCGGAGGACGAGGAGGGGGCCCTGTTGCTGTGGGACGGACCGCCCGATGAGCACGATGAGTTTGCCGACCAAATCACAGCGGAGCGGCCGATCGAGGAATACCGAGAGGGCAAAGGGACGGTGATTCGTTGGGAATCGCTGCGACGAAAGAACCATTTTCTCGACGCTCTCTACTCAGCGGTGGCGGCGGGACATTTCGTCACGACAGAGCTGGAGGCGAAGCCGAAGACGCAACGGGGCACGGCCAAGTGGTGGTCGCGGCGAGAGAAACAAAGGAGAGCACGGTGATCTGGAATTGTGTCGTGGTGTACAGGGGCCGACTGGGCACATATCCCGCATTCATCGAGGCGGATGTTCCGTTTTGCCCGGTGCCACGAATGGCAGTTAGGATAGGCGGCTGGACTTTTGTGGTTTCGGCGCGTGAACGGCCGGTGTTCGATCTAGCACGCGACCGTTGGGAAGTGGCGTTTGAGGATGTGGTTGACCCGGATGTGCCTGCGGTACCTACCATCAACGCTGTTGCCGAATGGTTTGCCAAGGCAGGCTTTGGGGCGAGTGGCGATGTGCATACACTCTACACGCGAACATGGGGCGACTTGTAGCGTGAGCTTTGTCCATCTTGATGAATGCGTCGGTCCTGAGTGTCCCGACTGCGGTTGTCGGGACGCAAACGCCTTGCCAGGTCGGCCTCGCTGGGGACGGCCTGGATCGACACGGTATCGGTGCGCGGCATGCCACCGTGAGTGGACCGAAATCACTGGTGGGTGGACGGAGCAGCAGCGGGTCGATGGCAACGGGCAGAATCGGCCACCTCCGCCGCCGCCACCTCGCCCGCCCCCTCCACCGCCGTTGCCGTCGCCTGGCGGCGTGATCTATAGGCCGGTACGGTGCCCGGAGTGTCAATCGGTGGAGGTCAAGACTACCAGCACACGGCGACCGATCCGTTACCACAAGTGCAAAGACTGCGGCCACAACTTCAAGAGCGTCGAAGAATCGGTGCCCGACGTTACGTAGTCTTCGTTGTACTTTGTTACACGGTCTGTAATCTACACCCATCGAGAATCACGCCTCCTCTGGTAAGATATCTCTGAGCGCAACAAGGCCCGTGGCCACGGGCTGACCTAATCCATCAGAACCCGCCAGACCGGCATGCCGGCGGTCTGGCGGGTTTTTTGTTGCGCCCAGGAGATTCCATGAGTGCAGCAGGCGACCTTGAGACGCTCCGAGACGCGGCTTCGGCGGCCATCCTGGCCGGCGACTATGAGACAGCTACGGCCACCGTCGAACGTATGGCCGTGATCCTGGCCGGCACGCCGGATCAAGAGATGGCCAGCGGGGCGAAACTTTCGTGGCATCGCCGGATCGAATCCCTCTTTTCCCAACTTGCCGGCCGACGTAACGCGGCGGTTGGCATTCAACGGACCAAAGTCGTTTGGGCCCACCCTTCTGAGGCAACATGACGGCGCGCAGCGTGAGAGCGAAAGTCAAACGGAGCTATCCGGCTTCGCCGCTCAGTGTGCGTCGGTGGGAGGTTGCCAAAACGCACCGATTGAATCAGGCCCACTGGGTCTGGGCTCAAGAGCAATCCATCAACGCCGATCTTCAGGATTGGCTTTCAACGCTGCGGACTCGTTGCACCTACGAGCGTGACAACAATCCGCTAATCGACGGCGTGGTGTTTACCCATTACGTGGACATCGTGGGCAAGGATGGTCCCGAGTTGCAGGTCCAGAGCGATTCGGCCACATACAACGACTGGCTCGAACGGCACTGGCGGCAATGGTTCCGAGCCCCCACGCCAAACCCCCGGATATCGGGCGCTGCGCTCCTGAGACTGTGGGTGCAAAGCCTTTGGCGGGCGGGCGAGTTTCTGGCGCAGAAAGTGACGGTCAACGCCGACACTCCCGTCGGAATGCGACTGATGCCGATTGACCCGCGGCGATTGGGCACGCCGGCCGACATCACGGCGAATCATGACGTGGTTATGGGGATTCGTTTTTCCAAGGACGGCACACCCACGCAGTATTACGTTCAAAAAGCAGAGGCGTTCGGCGGATTGGACCTGTCGATGAACTACGAGCCCATCCCGCCGGATGACATCGTTCATTTTTTCCTGATCCGCGAAGAGGACCAGGCTCGCGGCGTCCCGTGGCTGGGGTCGAGCCTCCAGACGACGGCCGATCTGCGAGATTACGACGCCGAAGTGTTGGAGACGGCCAGACAAGCGGCGAATCAAGGGGTGTATTGGTACACCGACCATCCGAACGCCCCGTATCTGGACGTGAACGACCAGGAAACGCTTGAACGCGGCATGCAGGCGACCGGCCCGCCCGGTTGGCGCCCTGCGATGCTCACGCCGCAACAGCCCACGACGCAATATCCCGACTATCACTCCGAGCGGCTCCGTGAAATCGGGCGCCCCGTCGCGATGCCGCTGATGATCATCAAGCTGGACGCAGGGCAGCACAACTATAGTTCGGCCCGGTTCGACGGGCGCAATTACGATCGAGCCTGCGAAGTTATCCAGTGCGCAATTAGTGGAACGCCGAAGGCGACCGGCCCACTGAATGAGCTGGTGGATGACGTGGCGCGTGAGGCAGGGCTTTACGAGCGGAGTCAACGGCGAGCACCGCCAGAGCGGCCCGAAGAGGTGATCTACGAGTGGACATGGTCGCGGCCGCCGCAGGTGGATCGTGACAAGGAATCGGCGGCGGATCGGGCCGATATGGAAATGGGCATTGCGGCGCCCCAGGACATCGCGGCTGCAAGAGGCACGACGCTTGACTCGCTGATCGCCAAGCAGCAACGGGCAAACGAGAGGCTCGAACGCGCCCAACTTCCGCCCATCCCCATGATTCTGCCTCGTGGTTCGGCGTATGCGCGGCGCGGTGATCTGAAGGTGGCGGCGAGTGATGAACCGATGCCGACGCCGGGTGACGCAAAAGACGAGGAGGAGGCCGATGCCGAAACGGTCAGTACCAGCGATTGAACAACAGGTACGGGACATCACCTGCCGGACGATCACGGCACGCGCAGACACGATCGACGAACAGGCCCGGAGCGTGGAGGCCGTGCTGAGCACGGCGGCCGTGGTGCAGGTATGGGATTGGAGCCGATGCCAAATCATCGATGAGGTGTTGCTGTCGCGTGGCGTCGAATTACCTGAACAAGTCGTATTGCTGGAAAACCACCGGCGATGGAGCCTCGACGACGTGATCGGCTCGGTCCGCAACCTTCGCGTCGAAGGAGATACGACGGTCGGGCGATTGTTCTTCGATGAAGACGGCGACCTGGCCGATCGGGCATGGGGCAAATACAAGCGAGGCCATGTGCGGGACGTGTCGGTGGGCTACACGGTCACTGATTACGTCGATATCCCGCCAGGGCAACGGAAGACCGTGGACGGCACGGAATACCAGGCCAAAGACCGCGTGTTGCGAATAACACGTGGCTGGAAACTTCGCGAGGTCTCAGCAACGCCGATCGGTGCTGATGAAGGCGCGAAAACACGAACCGATGTAACACCAACAAAGGAGGGAGGCTCTATGACTGAGCGCCTTCGCAAGTATCTGAAGTCCCTCGGGCTCCGCTCTGACGCTACGGACGAACAGGCAAAACAATTTGCCGACTGTCTATCGGGGCGTCGTGCAGAAATCGTCAAGCTGCTCAAAAGCGAAGACGGGACTGACACGTCGACGCTAGCGGTACGAGCAGCGTTGCGAGCGTTGGGCGTCGATCCCGACGACCCGACCAAGACGTTGCCAGATGAGACGCCCGGCCCGAACACGGCAAGCCGTGATGCGACGAGTGACCCGAAGGGTGTCCCCGACGTTGCCGCAGTGCGGGCCGAGGCCGTGAAGGCCGAACGCGATCGCGTTGCTGCAATCCGCAGATTGGCTGGCGAAGACGTGCCGGCCGAGACCGTAACGCGGGCGGTCGATGAGGGCTGGGATGAATCGCGCGCAGCCTCCGAGTTTCTCGGGGCACTTCGTGCGAATCGCTCGGAATCGGTGGGACCGGCAATCCAGAGTCGCAGCCGCGAGACGGACGTGACGGCTCGGAGCTTGGCGGCCGGCTTGTTGATTGGCCAATCGCTGGACCCCACGCAGCATTCCATGTTTCGGCAAGGGCTGCCGGGGCCTCGTGATCGACTGACGAAGCAAGACGCCGACCGAGGCCATGAGCTTCGGGCGTTGTCGGCGCCGGAACTGGTGCGTGAGTGCATTCGTATCGATACCGGGCGGACCCCTCGCACGCTGGACGATTCGCTTGAAACGCTGCGGTCGGCCAGCACTTCCGGCGGCACGTTGTCTTACGTCTTCGGCACTAACATCTACGCTCGGTTGATCGCTGGATGGGAAACCATCGGCGACACCACCGCCGGATGGTGCGACGAGGAAGACGTGGCCAACTTCCTGGAACAGGAAGACATCTCCGTCGAGGGGCAGGCTCGCTTGGAGCGATTGCCTCGCGGCGACACTGCAAAGCACGCCACCATCTCGGATAGCCACGAGACGTACAAGATCGCTCGCTACGCAAAGCAGTTTGTCGTCGATGAGCAGGACATCATCGATGATCGGCTTGGCGCGATCATGCGGATGCCGGAGGAAATGGGCGAAGCGGCCCGCCAGCATCGGCCCGACATGGTTTACAGCCTGATGCTGCAAAATCCGAACCTCGTGGCCGACAGCGGGGCCGTATTCAACGCGACCGCCGTGACAACCTCCGGCGGCCATGCCAACCTCGGCACGGCGGCCCTGGCAAGCGCGGCCCTCAAGACCGCCATCACGGCGATGGTGCATCAGCGGAAGGGGCGAACGGCGGACGATCCGGGGCACGCCCTGACCTTGCGTCCGCGGTGGCTCATTGTCCCGGCTGCCTTGGAGTGGACGGCCCGGGAACTGACCGCATCGGCGGCGCTCGCGAAGCTTTTCGCCGATTCGTCCGACCCTTGGTACGCACAACTGAATCTGCTTGCCCAGGAAGGGCTGCGGGTCGTGGTGGACGATCGTATCGGCGCGATCGGTGTGATGGACCCACGGACCAAAGCGGTACGCACCGGTCTTGACACCAACTGGTTCCTGACAGCGGGCGGCCGAAAAGGCGTGCGGGTTGCGTATCGGCGGGGCACGGGGCGCCGACCGCAAATGCGGCGATTCACGCTTGACCGAGGTCAATGGGGCCTGGGGTGGGACATCAATCTGGACATCGGTGTCGCGTTTCTTGATTACCGGCCTTGGTACAAGTCAACCGGCGCAGCCTAGCCGGTATCACATACGTCAACGATGAACTAGCCTTTTTCCATCAAGGAGTTATTCACGATGGCAGAAGCGACTCTTTCCAAAGACGCCAACGCGAACGCGATGGACGTTACTGCGCCGGAAGCCTTGAGCGCCGGCGAAGTGATCCAGCTACCTGACGGCCGTATCGGCGTGACGGCCGGTCTGGCTGGATTTGCCTCAGGCGATCCGGCAACGCTGCTGACTGCCGGTCAATTCACGTTCGCCAAAACGGCGGACGTGGTTTGCCTCGACGGTGGGCGGGCCTACTTCGACAAGTCGGCCAGTACGATCACGCCGCTTCAGACGGAGAGCGCCGACAACGTATACGCCGGCGTTTTCGTCGGCGATGCGGCATCGGCCGCCACAACCTGCGTTGTAGACATTAACGTCGAACAACGTACCGTCTGGGACATGCACGGTGGGGCTGCTGACACCGTCATTGTGCAGACCACCGGGACGACCAAACTCGAATGGAGTGGTGGTACCGCACAGTTTGCGTTCTCGACCAACGCTGAAGCGGAGAAGGTCGACATTCTCAGCAAGGTATCGATTCCAGTTACGCAGCCGATGATTTTCGAGTCGATTTGGGAGGTCGTCACTGCCGCCGATGCGGACGTTGCAGACTTGAGCGTCGGTCTGGCGAATGCCACACACGCCAGTGACGCTGACTCGATTACGGAATCCTGTTTCTTCCACCAGGATTCCGGAGCGGACCTCAACCTCGATGCCGAATCAGATGACGGCACCACTGAGGTCGCGGCGACCGACACGACGATTGATATCGTGGCCGGTACACCCAAGGAAGTGTGGATCGACGCACGGGATCTAACCGACATCCAGATGTACGCCGACGGTGTGCTGGTGCTTGATTCGACCGTGTTCAAACTGGACGCCGCAACGGGGCCGCTCAAGGCACTGTGGCACTTCGAGAAGTCGGCCAACGACACTGCCGGTGTCGTGCAACTGCACCGGATGATCCTTCGCACAACCGATGTGACCTGATCGATGAGTCGAGCAGCCTCCGAGTTTGGGGCGGGACTCGCCGATCTGTTCTATCAGTTCGGCGAGTCCCTTGTGTATCGCCCGGCCGGTGGTGGAACCAGCCGGACGATTATCGGGATTGTCCAGCCTGAGGATCGGGACATCGAAGAGGGTCAGGCGGTTGAACGTGACATTGAGCGAGTGTGGATCACCATACGACGTGATGCCGCACACGCTACGGACGGCGGAATCAATGCTCCGGCGATCCATGATGAAATGCTGCAAAACAGCGAGTCGGAGCCTGTCCCCTACAAGTATCAAGGCGAGATTCGCAATCAGTCCGCGGATACCTGGGATTTGTTGTACGCACGCAAGGTCGTTAGGCGGCAAGGGCCGCCACACGTCGCATGATCCAGACAGTCAAAGGGCCGTTTACCGCAGGAGTGTACGGGCTGACTCGTTTGGTGGCGGAGAGTGCAGCGTTCCAACGGCGTACCAAGTCAACCGACTGGAAAGCCGCAGAGAAGCATATTGAGCGGTGGGGATACAAGGCATTTGAAACAGGTCAATTAGCGGCAATGGTGGTTGCGACACAACAGCCACGGGCCGCCATCTGGCCGGCATCGCGAGTGGAACTTACTCAATACGCGGGCGGCGATCACAACTATCTGAAGGGCGGAGGCAGTCTGGTCTGGGTTTTGGCCGATGCGGACCGCTACACGCCAGACGCCAGGGACGATTCAGCGGGGGATTTTGCGGCATGGGTGGACGAAGTGCTACAAAACATTCGGCACAACGCTGGCCGTGATGACCGCTTGGGAGTCTATCAGATTGGGCTTTTGATGCCGTTCGCTCATTCGCCCGTGACCGACAGTGCTTCTTATTGGCACGTCACGTTTCTCGTGGACTGGAGGGTATGACGTGTATTCGCTCGTTATCGGCATCACGTACGATCCGCCGATCAGCGAGTATGGGCGTGCGCTTCACAAGATAACAAAGGAAGTCCAAAAAGAGGCGGCGTATCACTGGCACCGAGACATTCTGCCGGGGCACTTCAAGGAAGGGGCGGCGCAGCGGTATGGCTACGCACCACGGGTCACGCGACGAAAACTCCTGCGCAGGAAAAGGCGAAAGCCGCCGCATCCCCTGGAGCATTTGCCACTGATTCACACGGGCGAGGCGATGAAAGATATTCTGTCGCCACCGCACATCGGTTCGTATCCGACTCGCGTTACGATCACCATGCCGGCGCCTGACTATTTCACACTGAATCCAAAACCCGACATGGTTGCGGAAGTCGGCGTGATGACGTTTCGCGAGCAGGATCGCATCATGCAACGCATGGGCAGCAACGCTATGCGGATGCTGAAAGAGAGTGGGCGGAAAGAGACCGTAATCATCACCGGAGGCTGACAACATGCCTGGAACCACAAAGCAATACTACCTGCACGGGATTTTGCTGCCCGGGTCCGTGTGGATCGGCGAGTTGACCGACACGACGCCGGCGGCAAACGTCACCTTTCTCGACGCCTTTGCGGCGGGCAGCGCCGTTGTGCCGAGCTTCCGAGGCGGTCAAGGGGCAACGCCCGACATCACGTTCACTACGCCGCAGATCAAGACGATCCTCGATCAATGCGGGATGACCGGCCTGGATTGTTCGGCGAGTTACTGTGATCTGTACTACCGCAAAGCCAAGCTCGTCGACACACGCGAAGCGATTGGTTCAAGCGTACATCTCCAGGTCAGGGCTCGGCGGTGTCTGTTGTACTGGACATCGATCACGGCACAGCAGGATCAGCCAGCGACGATCGCGTGCCGAATCATACCGACGTTCGATGGAACGAATGCACCGCTCGCAGGAACGGGGAGTCAGACGATTGCCTCGAACCTCTTAGCGGAACAACACTACACACTTGGTCCGGTGAAGCTCAATGGGTCATGGGTGGACGGAGTGCAAGCGTGGAATCTGGATTTGGGTGTACAACTCAACGAAAAACGGTCGGATGGCCAGACGTATCCGACGTTTGTCGGAGTGCGCCAGCACAATCCTGTTCTGACCGCGACGACGCCCGATGCGGACTATTGGGCTTCGCCCGGGGTGGCCGGGGCGGCGGTAACGGCCCTGTTGGCATATCTTCGGAAAAAGGACGACGACAACACGGGCAACCTGTCGGACGCAACGGCGGAGCATATTCAGTTTGCGAACAACGACAATCCGGCCGGTCTGATTAGCGTGCAAAACACCACGGGCGGGATCAATGATGAAGCGAGTCTTGACTTGCGTGTCGGCCTGAGAATCTCGTCTGCCGATACGGTACACCCGCTGACGGTGAATACGGCAATCGCCATTAGCTGAGGTGCAATATGAGTCACACAATCAAAGTCAAACGTGGCTGGGCGTTCGAGGGCGAATCCATTGATCGCGAGGAAACGTTGACGGGTGGGCAACTCGTCACGATTGACGAAGACATTCCCGACAGTACTACCGATGATCTCGTTGCCCTGACGCTGGACGTATCGCAGATACAAGCGATATTCATCACGTCAAATCAGGCGATCACGCTGGAGACCAACAATGGGTCGGCGCCGGATGACACGATCACTCTGGCGGCCAACGGGTGCGTGATTTGGACCACTGCGGACGGCGCGACTCTGCGGCCGCTGCAAACCGACGTAACAGCTCTGTACGTGACGAACGCAAGCGGCTCAACCGCCACGCTGCGGTGCCGATTCTTGGTCGACCCCACGGTGTAACGATGGCCCCCCCCATCTATTTCTTCCCGTCTGTGACCGACAAGGAAATGGTCTCAAACGGAAAGCTCAGCTCTACGTTTCTCGATCGGTTTTCTCTCTCCCTCGTTTTGGCCGATCTAGGCTCGGTGGCGGAAGACGCTTTTCTCTCGCCCATCTCCACCGCCACCGGGCCGGGCGGTCACGCTGGCGTATTGTTATGTGCCTTGCCGACGAACGGCGCAAAACCCGAGCGTCTGGGGTATTATCCCGACCTGCAGGACTGGACAGAGGAGGAAGCAAACGGACAGTTGCTGTGGGTCGGGGTGGACAAAGAGCAACCGTTGCGTGCGAAAGACCTGATGCGCAAGACGGTCATTCGGGGCTACACGTGCGAATTGCCAGGAGGCACATGGTCAATACCGGTGATCCGGAATTACGACGGCGACACTACGCTGCCCAAAAGCTGGCGGTGGGATTGCAACGGCCAAGTTACAGAGACCGTGCAGGCGACGTATCGCGAGTTGTGGGATGACTTTGCCGCAGTAGTGGATCTTTACTTCAGCGAGGACGAGGACTCGCAGGGGGTGTTGGCGTTGTCGCCAAACGACGCGATGCTGCGATCTGCCCAAGTGCTTGGGGTGAATTACCGATTTGGACGAATCGAACAGAACCTAATGGGCGTCATTGGGTCTGAAACCTGGATGACGATTTTGACGTGTGCGGTCGATCTGCCGACGTTCCAGGACGTGTTCGAGGCGATTCAGCAGCGCAAGCAAAAAAAAAGAGGCGACGGCATAGACCCGGCAGTCAAGGACGAATTGCCCAATACTTCGCATGGGCCGCCGGACGCCTCCCCGGCCACCAGCCAAGCCGAGGCGAGTTAGAACTGTTCAGTTTGGGAATCCTGCATAGGTGATTCATGCCTATCCACATCAAGTGGGAAGCGGAGATTACCAAGCTCCGCAGAGACTTGCACACGCTCCAGAAAGAGCACACGACCTTGCAGGAGAAGCTTCGCGGCGTGGCGACTGAGGCGAAGAAAGGGTCGCGAGAGCAGGAGGCGATGGGCAGAGCGGCCAAGCGGGTGTATCGGGAAATCGAGACTCCAGCGGAGCGGTATAACCGGAAGCTGGCAGAATTACGTCAATTGTTATTGGCAGGCAAGCTCACTGTCGAACAGTACGGGCGTGCGGCGCGGCGGGCGCACGACGAAGCAGACGCGGCGAGTGAGCGAGGGGGAAGGGGAACGGCCGGATGGATTTCGCGATTAGCCGGTGTGGCGGCGGGATATTTGTCGATCCAAGCAGCGATTCAGGCCGTTACCCGCGAGATGGAAAGCCAAGACGAACTCCGACGACAGAGCAGAGAACTCGCCAAGGAACTGGGGGATGTACAACGCGAAACGCTGGTCATGCTGGGACCAGTGCCGCAGAAAGAACGAGAGGATTTCGTCAAGCGTATGGAAGCCTTGGCCAGTGAGCTAAAGCCGGAAGGTGGATTGAGAACGATCTATGCCACAATGGCCACCGCACTGTCGGCCGGCGGCGGTAAAGTCCCGGAAGCAGTTGCCGCAACCCGAGAAGCTGCCCGCATCGCACCGCAATCGGCAGAAGCGATGACGATGATTTCACAAGCCCTCTTGCATCTCGGCAAGGCGACAGGCACCCAAGACGCACGTGAGAACATGGGCTTTCTGCTTGGAGTGGCGCAACAAGCGGCCGTAACAAACATGCGAGACATCGCACAATATATGAGCCGCGGTATCATCGGTGTTGCAAATATCGGTGGAACGGCCCAGGAGGCCGGAGCGATCGTCGCGGCCATCACTCAGGCAGCCCCCGATCCGCACGGCCGCATCGCCTCGACTGCTGCAATTGGATTCGCTCAACAGCTCGATCAATACTTTGCAGCAAAGCGAGAGGAATTGGAAGCTGTCGCAAAACGGGAACGAGGCGAACGATTGACGCGGCTTGAGCGGGAGGCCGTTGACAAAATGCTAGCGGCGGAATCGGCGGGGGGTTATTTGCGAGTCGAAGCGGCGAAGATGAGCCCGCTGCAAATGATCGAATATATGCGGGCACATCCTGAAATCCGTGCCGAGTTCATGGCGGGATTCAGCACGGAAAAAATCACGACAGCCCCAATCGAGCAGATTCTCGGAGTCACGGGCCGGGGCGACGTGGGTTATCGCTACCTCCAGCAGGCATTGCCCATGATGGTCAAGGGAGAAGAGGCGGCGAAATTGTACGAGCAAATGCTTAGGGGCATTGACTCTATCTTTGACCAAGGCGTATCAAAGATTGTCCGTCATCAGGAGGAAACACGGGATGTGCTGCGGGCCCTGACGCCTGGCGGACGGCAGCGAGTTCTGGAAGCGCCTTTTACGCGTGAAGAATTGATGAAGGATTTAGCGGCGGCGGGTGTAGGGCAGTGGCGACGCTTCTGGGTCGGTGCGGCCTATGTGGCCGGAACGACCTTGGGGAGAGAACAGCGCGATGCGTATCGTCTAGGCATTCGGGAGGCGACTGAGGGAACAACCGGATTGCGGGGATTGATATTGGGCGGTGCCGGACCATGGGTGACGGGAGAAGACGCACAAGTATTGAGACGCCGCACAGAAGAAACAATGAGGATGTCCGAGCAACTCGAAGAGTTGATTCAAGCCACCCGAGAACAGACGAGCATACTTGGCGGAGTCCTGGGAATCAGTGGTGCCGGCGTGCAGGTCGGAACCAGCGGGGCTGGAGGCAACCCCGGTGCGATGTTCGGGCAACCGCCTATCCGCCAGCCGGTAATATCGCCGGGCGTCCACAGAGACCTGGCTGCCGAAACGTCATTCAGCACGAACTAACATGGTCGAAAACTGGATTGGTCCGTATCAATTTGTGACTCTCACCCGTCCGCCAACCGGCATCACTCCCGGAACGCAATTGATGACGCGGCCGGGCGTGGATGACGTGGCTGTATGGTTGACTGGTTCGCGGGGCCGACCATTCGTCTTGCGTAGCGGCTGCGACACGGTGACTTACGCCCTTGCCACGGAAGCTTACTCACTATATCGCACGCTGGTCGGAGTCAACCCGATGCACCTGATCCAGGGCGACGTGACTTGGACAAACGGAAACATTCGGATTGTAGTGCTGGACGTGATGCCGGCTGGTGAAGACGGCATTCGGGCTCTGATGGGAGGAGTCGGTGGATTGAACCCACCAAGCTATGGATGGATCGAATGCGATTGGACGTTGTGCTTTGTCGACATTTCAGCATAGGGGAGAACGATGGCGGTAACATTAACAGCCAACCTGGCGGCTCGATTGTCGCTCAACCGATCACTGGACGCGACGGAGGTGCCTTCGGCTGGTGCCCATACGACGCCGCATAATCAATTCGATTTTACGAAATTACTGAATGCCGATTCGACGCCGGCAGGCACCAAGAGTTTCCTCGACGATTTCACCAGCACGCAAAACCTGGATCTGACCAGCTTGACGGATCCTCAGATTGGAGCCGTTGACGGAACCGGTCTCAAGGTGCAGGCCATCCTCGTGAACAATACGTCGGCCTCGGCAACGCTGGCAATCAGCGACGGCGGGGCGAATCCCTACAGTCTCAACGCCACTGCAAACATCGTCGTGCCGGCTGGTGCCACGTTCTTCGCTTACTACGCCGACAAACTGGCGGATATCGGCGCCGCCGCCAAAGCGATTACGTTCACCACGACGGCCGGGCAGACTTTTCAACTCGGCATCATCATGGGATGACATCATGTCCGATACTCCCGACTCGCCGCAAATCTGGCACATCTGGGAAGATTCCGGCGTGCTCTTGCTGGCGCGCGTCCAAGATTGGGACGGCAACTTATTGACGCAAGACGCCTGCACAGGAATCGCGTATAAAGTCTTTGATGTGGACGACAACAACGCCGTAACCGGAAGTGGCACGCTTACGATTGGCACGGTCGTGTTCGACACCGAGCAAAGCGGCGGAAATTGGCCACACTCCGATGGGTACAACTTCAAAACCATGATGGCGGCGACGGCGTTCCCAACCGGCGGGCACCGCTACGTGGCGGAGATCATTATCACTCCGACCAGCGGCCAGCCTTTTCCATTGCGCTGGATTCTGCATGCGCATAACCTTCTGGGATCGTAACCGTGGCCGATCCTATCACGCTCTCTGACGAGATGCTTCGCACGGCCCAAACAGCAAGTGTGTATTTGCGCGAGCGGTGGGCCGCATCATGGACCGCAAAGCCGTATCTGTACGTCGATTCAGCCAGTTGGGTGGCCAGCCCGAACGTAGCGGTGGCGCAACTATCGTGGATCTACGGCCATGGCATTCGGCAAGGCGACAGTGCATTCGGCAATGTCGCACCGCTGGACATCACTGATTGGTGGGTCAAGATCGTCTTCGATCAGGGCGAGGCAGACGATCTGCTCTGGTACGGCTTTGTCCATGAGATCGCCAAATACATGGATGGGGATCTTGTGGTCAGCGGTGAGCGTGTCGGAACCGGGCATCAGACATTTACATGCCGAGGCATGGAGTCGCTTCTGGAGCGGCATATCGTCCGTGCGGCGTGGTGCGCTGATGGCAGTAATGAGTATCGGGTCCATCGGGGTTTGGAGTTCAATGCGCCGAATCGTTCGGACGATGCAGGCAACAGATCGGCAGCGCAGGGTCCCCGAGGCGTTTATCTGTTCACCGATGCGTTTCACAGTGCAAACAAGTGGTCCTCGCGAAACATCGTGAACTATGTGCTGGAATACCACACTCCGCTGGACCGCACGGGCGACGAGGTAATTCGCTTTATGGCCCATCCAGATGTGGGTCTGTATGTACCGGATTGGGATGCGCCACGACTAGCTACGCACGGGCGAACCACGAAACATCTGCTTGACGCGATCATGGATCGGCGCCGTGGATTGTCCTATACCGTCGAAGTCGATGCCGATACAGAAGTAGTCATGGTGCGACCGTTCACTTTTGTCGACACCGACATATCGGTGGCCGGCGGCCACATATTGGGCAAAAACGAATCGCAAAAAGCTATCGACTTCGGCCGCACGCCTGATGTTGTCTCGGCCGAATTACGCACGTCCAGTGAACGGAGGTGGGATCAAATCGTAGCATTCGGGCGTGAGGTGGTCGTGTGCGAAACGCTCGGAGCACAAGCAGGCTCAATCACGGCCCACTGGGACACGGCTGCCTTGCAGACAGCGTACAATGAGGGAGCTAAAAACGAGGCTGGTTACGGTGCCCTGAGCCCCGCCGAGAAGCTTCGCCGCAACACCGAGTTCCGCAGTGCGGACAAATTCAGTCGAGTCTATAGTCACTTCGGCCCTGATGACGATTGGGATTCGGTGGCGGATATGTCGCTGTTCTACGATCTCAGCGAAGACCTGGGCATCGACCATCAGACGGATCGCATCTTCTACCGACCTGCCCAACGGTTCGAGCGATACTTGCCGTTAAAAACGGATCACGTCTACCCAACTGCACATTCCGGCGTCTTGACTCTGGCGACCGTGGTCAACAACACTCCTGACGGTGTATCGTGGGAGTATTTACGCCCCATCGTCGCGATGACGCTGCATGATGACTTGCCCGATACGAGTGGAAAATGGGCCCTTGTAGATAAGTTGCCGGTAGCTGCGGAGATTGAGGGGACGGGCGATGGTCATGGCCGTACCTTCGGCTGTTCAGTACGGATGCAAGACGATGCTCTCGGTTTCGTATTGAACGTATCCGGAACCGTCCAATGGGCGATTGCCGCAACGGATTTCAGTACTACGGAACAGCACGACTACGGCTCGGCACTCCATCCCCTCCCTGAGTACGATTGGAAGAATGACCTCAAGGCGACTGTCGCCAGCAAAGCAGACGTGCATGTATTCAAAGCGTATCCGGAAACACTGACCACTGACAACGAAGCGATCCGGACTCTATACCTTGATGCTTCTGCCCGGGCCGGATTGGATATCGTGTGTAACACGACAATGCTTGACATTCAGGACGGGACCATTGTCGCCAGTGGTGGATCGGCCTATTACATCAGAGACGATCGGGACATCCTGGAACAAATCGCCCGCATTGCCGGAGAATGGTACGCAATCGAACGTCAAACACTGGTCGTAACGTGGCGGCATATTGAAAATGCCGGTCTGTTCACGATCGGGGATCTCATAACGACGATTGGAGCGGATGAAACCGAAGAAACGGTCCGCACCGTGATTACGTCACGCCGGATCACGATGGCACACACCGTTGAACAGTTCAACACGTTGACGATTGAAACACAGTGGGTGGACCTCGATGTCGGGAGTTTGATCTAATGGGAGTCAGCGAGCAGTGGTATCATGACGTGCAGCGTGAAATGGCGAGCCTTCGCCGGCAAGTCGAACGGCTGCACGATCGGGCACCTACACCGGCTGTATCAGCTCAGGTGCGGCTTGCCAAGACGGTAAATAAGACCGGCGAGAGCTATCCTGATGCGGCCGACCAGCCTACCAATTATTGGGTTACATTCGTCGACGGGACGTTCGACTTGTATAGCGGAGCCCATGCTGCGACGTTGACCGATCGGCAAGCCAGCGGCCAGCCGCTCTATTTGGCCCATGCTCCGACCAATACGCATGAGTACCTCAATGAAGGCACGTACATTTGGGTTGCGTGGCAGAACGGTCGATGGTGGATCATAGAGCATCCGTACGTCGTCTGGCGCTTTGAACTAGCGCAAGACTTGCCGCAATGGCTATCGCATCAGTCCGGCCAAACAGTCTGGCGGTGGGCGTGTCGCCGTGACTTGGACCCGTCAGCCAATAACGGTGACGGCGGCTACGTTACGAACAATAACGTGCATTTCAAAGTGGCCGATCTGGACGAAACGGGATGGTTTGGCGAGATCGGTGCAAAGGGTGTAGCGGAACTGAAGCTTGCCGATAACGGTCTTATCGGTATCATCCTGGATATGGTGTGCCCGCCGGAATGCCCGTGTGGAGACGTGGATCCCGATTATGATTACTACGGCTATTGCAACGAGTATTCGGGATCATGAAGCTCAAGTGCTGTTCGCAAAGTGGCTGTGAAGTGTTCTACGACGATTTCGAGCGTGACGAGCTCGGCGATAATTGGACCGTCGTCTCGGGTGGGTGGTCGATTGTAGATGACGATCCCCCATCGGATCATGGGCGTGTCCTTAAGGAATCCGGTACGCTCGATGCCATCTTGCGGCCCCGATATTCGCCATCTGAGGAGGATGTAGTTGTCGGCTATGGCCGTGGAGAGATTATCGGCTCCGATTATGGAATGTGGATTCTGTGGACGGGCGTTCCACGCATCATCGTCAATTACGATCGGGCGCTGGGCACTTACTGCCATATTGATATTCACACCGGCGAAACGACCGTCTTCCGCATGTATCAATCCGGCTGGTTTGCCGGAGAACACGCGATCAATACGGCAGGAATGAGCGGCCAGTGGGTGTTGGTGCGGGTGGCGTTTGGAAAGAAAGTCGACCTCGATCACAAAGTCACGTTTTCCATTGGCTTATGCTCTGCCGATCAGCAACTTGCTGCACTCTGTCAGGTGGCAGGATATTGGACCTGTCTCACGTATGACCCTGGGGCCCGCTATTGTGCGTTGGGCAACGGCGGTACAGACCCGGTCTACTTCAGCGAGTTCGCCTTTGCCAATTTTCACACGCCAGCTCTCTTGTGCGGTCCGTGCGACTGCAACTGCGAGAACCATTGCGTATCTTTCGCCCTGACTGCCACATTCGTCAAAGTATCAGACAGCAATCCCGATTGTGACGACTACGATGGCGCCTCTCAGGAGTTGATTCAGGTTGGACACGACGACAGTCCTGAGACTCCATGTCCGAACGGCGCAAGCTGCCGATGCTGGTGGCGAGAGAGTACACCCTTTCTCATCGAGTTCTGCGGTCAAGCCGAGTATGATATTTTTGAAATCGCCTTGGTTCGCAAGAACAATACTAGTTTGGATGGTGCCGATCTATCCGACTTTGCTCTCGAAATCGTCAGCAGTCACATGGGGCATATGGAACTGCCGCTCATAGAGATCGAGAGTACGTGCAAGCCCTTGAAACTGGTGTTTGGTCCCTGGACACCGGAGTTCTTTCCAGTGCCTTCGTGCTGTAGTTGGAATGTCGAGATCACGGAATGAACGAGCCAACACGTACCGCCTGCGAGTGTCGGCCCGATGCGGATTGCCGAGTGTTTTTCTGCGAGCGGCACGGCGTAAAGAAGACGCTTCACTGGCACGACCTATGCCGAACCAAGCAGGATTACTTCCAGGCATGGGAAGCGGGTTACGGTCCGAGGCAATCCGGCTCGCCGCCACGGCCTCAACGCCCATCATCCCCCGGCGGGCTGAAGACGGCCTGGAACTACGCGAGAGCACTTGCCAAATGGG